GAACTGTTGTCCTAGCCCTGCTTGCTGTGCTTGCTCTGCCTGAGCCTGTTGCATAGCGCCTAGCATGGCTCTGTTACGGGCTTCTTCTTGCGCTGTAGCCATAGCCAGCATTTCAGGAGTAGCGCCACCGTAGGCAGCAGAGCTAACACCAAGACGACCTTGTGCTGCCAGACGCTCTTCTAATGCAAGACGTTGACGTTCCTCTTCAGGACGTTGTGCGGCCCTCATACGATCGAATATGGCTTGCTCACGTGTTGCTGTAGGCATCTGTGCTTGTCCGAAGAACTGACCTGCACCGCCAAACAACTGTTGTTGCATAGCTTGCTCTTGAGGTGATAACGTCATACCTACTTCAAGACCGCCTGTAGTAGGTTGTTGTTGAGCAAGCCGTCCAACAGGTACTTCAGGCATTTGTGTTAACGGAGCAGTTAAGTCGCTTAATCCCGGAGCCTGATATTCAGAGTCTCTTAATTGTTGTTGAAGCTGTTGTAGCAATGCTTCTGCTTTAGGGTCAATACGAGGCAGACCGATTGCTTGCGGAGGCGCCATCATTGGCGGTTGTCCTATATCGGTTATTAGCCGATCACCGGTAACAAAAGGCTGACCTAGTGGCTGAAACTGAGGCTCAAAGTTTGTTACTACAGGGCCGCTAGGCTGACCAAAGGAAGGCATTGTTGGCTGGCCGCCCATACGTGTAGTAAACATCGCACCTGTAGGAGTCGTTACAGTAAACGGTTTAAACTGTGACCCAGCAAGACCACGCTCTGCAAGTCCCATTGCTGCTGCTTCAGCCTCACGACCAACATCACTAAGTCGATCATAAGCCTCACCTGTTAACAATGTGCCTGCAATGGCAGGAATTGCTGGAGATAAAGCAGAGCCAATATCACCAAGACTGCCTAGCACATCTTGGAAAAACCCACCTGTTGCTGGTGGTTGTGCTGTTGGAAAAGGTCCCATTTTTTACTCCCTTAAAGTAGCTTGCCTATCAAAGCCATTACGTTAATCTCCTGTAGTGACAGTGGTGAGCCGTTTATCTCTGACTCTAGACCTACCTGCACACTTGTTCCATATCCGGTGGTGTTGAGGCTACGCTGGTTTGTTAGCTGACCACCTGTAAATTCTACTGTTGTATACTCACTTTCACCGTAGAACCCAGTTATCTGCGTACCTACCGTAAACTCTGTTGTTGCGTATGTTGTATCAAAATCATAAGCCCACTTCATAAATACAACTGAGTTGTTTGCACCAACCAGTGTAGGCTTTAGCTTCTTTAATATTTTAATTCTAGCACTATCACCAAATGTCAAGCTTGGGCTGTAGTATTTAAATCTGTAACCACTACCGTTATCGCTGTAACCTGTATACGTACTGATACCGTTAGTTGTACCTACGTGTAGCGTACCGTCTTCTAATCGTGTGTACGATGTGAACTTAGTTGACGGCCATCGAGTAACACGGTATGATCCATTTTCTAATGTACCTCGTACGTCAAAACAGTATGTTACATCCTGACCTGTAAAGGTTAACAGGTAGAATCCTTCTTCTGGACTGTATACCGATCTAAAGAACTGTGTCTCGTTCTGTAGCGCAGCAATAATATCTTTTGTAATGTTACCAGATAAACTACTGATAGGCATTGACTTTTCTTGTATTGTTCTGCCAAAGCTCTTAAGACCCGTATGTGACAAAAACAACACGTCTGTTCCGGTGTACTGCACAGTGTCCCTGTTGACGCAACCAATACCTGCTACGGTGTCTGACAACGTCATAGAAGCAGGAGAAGTAGCACCGTCGTACACAATAATGCTGTGCTTACCAAAAATAATTAACAGCCCGTTGTGAGCCGCTAAAGCTACAATCTCGTCATAACCATCGGGCCAGACTTTAGATACATCAATGTTGCCGCTAGAGCCTCCCGACCATGCTGCTCCGTCTAACAAATCAGACCAGTAAATAGTAGACTTGTTAGTACTAAAGTCTGCGGTCCACAAACGACCGTACGCTGCTAACACCTCGTGGCCGTACATAGTACTAGCAACGCCTGTAGCATGAGGATGACTTGACAGTGCTTCTACAGAGCCTACATGGTTTGAGTAAATCAATGGCTCGTAACCACGTTGAAAGAAAAACAAGTGGTCATTAAAATTAACAATCTTCCAGTCGTTAGCACTGATTGTATAACTACCGGGAGTCTCGTCTGCTAGTGTAGTTGTACCACTCATAATCTTGTTGTTGCCAACAGAGAATATCTTGGTGTTTCCTGCGTCGTCCCTATATTCTTTGATGCTGTACAAAGAGTCAGTACCAAGGACAGTCTTGTTTGTTGTTACAACAGTGTGGCCCTTACGTGCAGCAATACGACCACGTTTATCAATCACGGCGTTGTCTGCAATCTCTGCAAACGACGGGTCTTGAGCCAACGGCGAATCTTCGGTGTTAACACCTTTGAACGCCGGAGCTACAAGATTAATACTCTTAAGTTCTTGAGCCATATCAGATAGTCCTAAATACCATCTCTTCGGGGTGCTTTGCTGCGTCAATAGCAATAGCGTCAGACAAGTACTGGTTAGCAATAGTAAAGTACTCAGCAGTTGACGTACCGCCTGTCTCACCACGCTCACGAGCCAACAACGCTACAGCAAGGTGTATCACTGGCATAGCAGGAATAAGCAACTCATCAGTGTTAGCACTCAAGTCTGCTTGTCGCTTAACAGTGTCTACACGTATACTGTACACACCGTCTGGTGTTGGGCCTATAAGGATTTGTGTGTCACCGTTAGAATCTAAACCGTTATAGGTAAAGTACCGTGGCGTACCTTCTGCTGCGCTGCTAATGTACAACTGCTCGTTAAACCAGTCTTTAGTTTGATACTCTATAAAACAGTTTTGAGTATCATTAAGCATCGACATAACTTTAATGTTGTCACCACCGCCTGTCAGCGAGTATGTGTTGTCTGACGCAGCAGTAGATATTGTTATAGTCTCACGCAACGCAGACCAATCAGCTGCCTGACCAACCAATGTCTTAGCATCGTTAATAAAGTCACCTACCATTTTAACGTAGGTAGTACTAGTAACAGATGATGTTTCTTCTTCACGAAGTCTGCGTAGTACATTGTTCATAAGGTTAAGATATGTCATACAAGCATTCCTGACTGTCTACCAAAAAATTTATCAAGTTCTTCTTCAGCATTTATTTGTTTTTGTGGAGCAAGTGCTATAGGTGTTAACATTTGAAACGGACTAAGACCTTGAAGGAACGGATCAAACTGTATAACGTCTGGTTTAGAAAGTTGAGCAATAATTTGTTCTTGTTGTTGTCCAAGACCACCTAAACCTAAACCTAAACCTGCTCCAAGCATTCCTATGCCTTGTCCTAACTCTCCTAAGCCCTGACCAATTCCACCAATTTGAGTACCTAATCCTGCTACATCAGAAATTAAGCCAGTAAATTGACTAGCAACACTTTCTTCAAACGCTTGTTGTGCTTGTGCTTGGCTAAGTTGACCAGTCTGTAACGCTTCAATATCAACATTTACGTCAGAGAAAAGATCCGTAACGGTGCCACCAAAGGTTTCAAACTGCTCGCGAGTAGCATCATCAAGGTCATCAATATTCCCTTGAACATCAAGAACAGCTTGCTGTAAATCTTGTCGCTCTTCTTGTGCCGCTGTTTGTCCTGCCGCAACATCTTCTGCCGTTGCAAAACCTGCACCACTTAACGCGGCATCAATGTCTTCTGGTGTTGCAAACCCAGCGTTTGTTACAGCAGTGGTAATATCTTCTGGTGTAGCAAATCCTGCTGATGCTAACGCGCTTCCTAACTGCTCAGGCGTTACATAACCAGCATTAGACAAAGCGGTTGCTACATCCTCGGGAGTAGTAAATCCAGCATTTGATAAGGCAGTTACAATGTCTGTTGGAGTAGCAAAGCCAGCCGAAGCTAATGCACTTCCCAGTTGCTCTGGTGTTACATAACCGGCATTAGAAAGGGCGGTAGCAACGTCTTCTGGAGTTGTAAATCCGGAATTTGATAAAGCAGTTACAATGTCTGTTGGGGTAGCAAAACCTGATGCCGCTAAAGCACTGCCTAATTGTTCAGGCGTTACATATCCCGCATTAGATAAAGCAGTAGCAACATCTTCTGGAGTCGTAAAACCTGCGCTTGAAATTGCATTAACAACATCGTCTGGCGTAGCAAAACCTGACGCCGCCAAAGCACTACCTAGCTGTTCAGGTGTTACATATCCTGCGTTGGCTAAAGCAGTAGCAACATCTTCCGGTGTAGTAAATCCAGCATTTGTTAGTGCGGTAGTAATATCTTCCGGGGTGGCAAATCCGGCTTGCGCAAGAGCAGTGCCAATATCTTCTGGTGTTGCATAGCCCGCTTCAGCTACAGCATTAGCAACCTCTTCAGGTGTGGCAAAAGGTGTATTTTCTAAAACGCCTTCTACAATGCCACGTATTACCTCTGGGTCAGCATCTCTTCCGGGTTCGCCTCTTTCACCTTGTTCACCCCTTTC